CACCGCGCCCCGGGGGGGGGGGGGGGGGGGGGGGGGGCCGGGCCGAGCGCCGCGTGACTGTCACGGGCATGGGTCGCAAACAATTTTTTTTATTTGCAAAATATCCCCGACCACATACTATTTGTTTTGACGCGGCGGCGCAGATTAGATGTCTGTTGAGGTTTTTGGATTTTCGCGCAAAAGCCAAACGCACTCCGGTAAGCAGCCCGGCCCGCGTCAATTTTTATTTTTTTTGCAAATTAAAATGCAACACACTATAGTACGCCCAATGACTTTCTACTCACTGCCATTTACACCAGAGCGGACGCAGGCCACCGAGGCGCGGCTAGAGGCGATCTATGAAGCAGCGCGTTACGGCCTGAAGGGTGACAGTCTCGCTATGGCCGCTGGATTAACCCCGCGGCAATACCGCGTGCTGGCCGACGCTGATCCGCTGGTCGAGATGGCCGAAATCAAAGGTCGTGCCGATGGCGAGTACGTGTCGGCTAAGACCATGTACGAAGCGGCGCGCGATGGCGACAGCAAGGCTGCGCTGGAGATACTCAAGCATCAGCACGGCTGGGTAGCCAAGCAGCAGATCGACGTGAACATCGACCAACAGATAAGCATTACAGGCGCGCTGGAAAAAGCACAGTCGCGCGTCATCGAGGGGCTGTACACTGAACTGCCCCAGCTAGAGGATAACACACATGCAGCAGCCGATATATTCAGCGCAAGACGAGATGGAGTTGATGGCGCGGCTGTGGTCGCCCAGTCTGAAGGATGACCCCCTAGCATTTGTGCTGTATACATTCCCGTGGGGCCAAGCAGGCACACCGCTGGAACATTTCCCCGGACCGCGCAAATGGCAGCGCCAGATACTTGGCGACTTGCGTGACCACATCAAAGCGAACAACGGCAAGGTTGACTTCGACACGGCGCGACTGGCGATTGCGTCAGGACGCGGTATTGGTAAGTCGGCGCTGGTGTCATGGCTCACGATATGGATGCTTTCCAGCAGAATCGGCTCGACCACCATCGTGTCGGCAAACTCCGAAGCGCAGCTACGTAGCGTAACATGGGCAGAAATTACCAAGTGGCTGGCGATGTCGCTCAACAGTCACTGGTTCGAGATAGCCGCCACACGCATCATGCCAGCCAAGTGGCTGACGGAACTGGTCGAGCGTGACCTGAAGAAAGGCACGCGCTACTGGTCAGTCGAAGGCCGGCTGTGGTCGGAAGAGAACCCTGACGCCTACGCAGGTGTCCACAACTTCGACGGTGTGATGCTGATCTTCGACGAAGCCAGCGGTATTCCAGACTCAATCTGGTCGGTGAGCGATGGTTTCTTCACAGAGAATACACCGCACCGCTTCCATCTGGCCTTCTCCAACCCGCGGCGTAACACAGGCTATTTCTACGAGACGTTCCACAGCAAGCGGGCGTTCTGGACAACACGCACAATCGACGCCCGCGATGTCGAGGGTACAGACAAAAACCTGTACCAGCGCATCATAGATGAATACGGGCCAGACAGCTACCAAGCCAGTGTCGAAGTCTACGGTAACTTCCCCAGCGAAGGTGACGATCAGTTCATTGGCAGCAATCTGGTCGATGACGCCATGAAGCGGCCACCCATCAAGGACGACAGCGCGCCCATCGTCATAGGGGTAGACCCTGCACGCTTCGGGGCAGATGCTACCGTCATCGCCATACGGCAGGGCCGTGACATCCTAGAGTTACGCAGGCACCGCGGCGCTGACACAATGGAAGTGGCTGGCTACGTCATCGACGCCATAGAGCAGTTCAAGCCGGCGCTGGTGTGCATCGACGAAGGCGGGTTAGGCGCAGGCGTCGTAGACCGGCTGAAAGAGCAGCGGTACAAGATACGCGGCGTGAACTTCGGCAATAAAGCCAAGAACCAGATCATGTGGGGCAACAAGCGCGCGGAGATGTGGGGCGCCATGCGTGAGTGGCTCAAAACGGCGCACATCCCCAACGACAGGTTCCTGAAGACAGACCTCATCAGCCCGCGCACCAAGCCGGATAGTAAAGGAACGCTGTTCCTCGAAAGTAAGAAAGATATGAAGTCACGCGGGCTGGCGTCACCTGACGCAGCGGACGCCATAGCGGTGACATTTGCCTTTCCTGTAGCATCTAAAGACCCACGACAAGGACGCGTTGACAGACGCTCCTCAAGCGGGTATTCTCCCGCTGGATATTCTACATCTTGGATGGGCAGCTAGTGGCAGACAAGAAAAAATCAGTGTCATTGTCCGTTGGCAGAGGCGAGAAGTTGCCTGTGTCAAAGGGCGCGGGCCTGACTGCCGCTGGTAGAGCGAAATATAACGCTGCAACAGGCAGCAAATTGAAGGCTCCAGCGCCGAATCCGAAGACAAAGGCTGACGCAGGACGCAAAGCGTCGTTCTGCGCCCGCATGGGGGCTGTTGCAGCCAAGGCAAAAGACGGCGAACGCGCCAAAGCTAGTTTGAAAAGGTGGAAATGCCCATGAAAAAGGGTCTATATGCCAACATCAACGCCAAGAAAGAGCGGATCGCCGCTGGATCAGGCGAGAAAATGCGTAAACCGGGCGCTAAAGGCGCCCCCACAGCCAAGGCTTTCAAAGAAAGCGCCAAAACAGCCAAACCAGCTAAGAAGGGTAAGTAAATGCCAGCTAATAAATACACCAAAGCCCTGTATAAGACAGGCACTGTAAAGGCTGAAAAGGCTGCAATGGCTAACCGCGACCCAGCACGCGCACGCGCAGCCATGAAAGCTGTAGCCCGCGAAGGCACGACACGCGGCCCTGAGTTGATGAAGGCGGCCAAGCCAGTGCAAGTCATCCGCACGACCGTGTCGATGAAGCCAACGCCAACAAAGAAGAAATAAAGTGCCTCTGGTCAAGTCGCCCAGCAAAGCCGCGTTCCGCAAGAACATCAAGGCTGAGGTAAACGCCGGAAAACCTGTCAAACAGGCGGTCGCAATCGCGTATAGCGTAAAGCGTGAATCCGCTAAAAAAGGTAAAAAGTAACCACAATGGCTGATCCGACAGGTATTAACAAAGTAGGCGATGTAGCTGACATCGGTAGCGATCCAGCGAACACTCGCGGTGACCCTGATACAATGGCAACCATGCGCCACCGGCTACAGATGTCGATGGCAGCCTATTCGGACAGCCGTGAAGACGAACTGGACGACCTACGGTTCATGGCCGGTAGCCCTGACAACCAGTGGCAGTGGCCTGCTGACGTGTTAGCGACCCGCGGTGCGGTGCAAGGCCAGACAATTAACGCACGTCCCTGCCTGACAATTAACAAATTGCCGCAGCACGTCCGTCAGGTAACGAACGAACAGCGTCAAAACCGCCCTGCGGGTAAAGTAATACCTGTCGATGACAACGCTGACATTGAAGTGGCAGCGATCTTCGACGGCGTCGTGCGGCATATCGAGTATATGTCCGATGCGGACGTAGCCTACGACACAGCCTGTGATAACCAAGTCACCTACGGTGAAGGCTATATCCGTCTCATTACGGAATACTGCAACGAAGAGACTTTCGACCAAGACGTGCGGATTATGCGCGTCCGCAACTCGTTTAGCGTTTACATGGACCCTACGATCCAAGACCCATGCGGCGCAGACGCTGAATGGTGCTTTGTCACGCAGGATATGACGAAAGACGAGTATGAGCGCGAGTTTCCAGACGCAACGCCCATTTCGTCGATTCTGTCCACCGCTGTCGGCGATGAAAGCATGTCGGCATGGCTTGACGAAGACACTATCCGCGTCGCGGAGTATTTTTACTATAAGCGCAAGCGCGAGACGCTGAACCTGTACCCAGACAACGTCACGGCGTTCAAAGATACGCCGATGGATAAGCAACTGCGCGCCATGTACGGCAAGCCTGTCCGTAGCCGCGAAGTAGACCGCAAAAAAGTCATGTGGATGAAGACCAATGGCTATGACGTGCTGGACGAACGCGAATGGCCGGGCAGTTGGATACCTGTCGTGCGCGTCGTAGGTAACGAATTTGAAGTGCAAGGACAGATTTACGTGTCCGGTCTGGTGCGGAACGCCAAAGACGCACAGCGTATGTACAACTACTGGACCAGCCAAGAAGCAGAAATGCTGGCGCTGGCACCAAAAGCACCCTTTATCGCTTATGGCGGTCAGTTCGAGGGCTACGAAAACCAGTGGAAGACTGCCAACACGACCAACTGGCCGTATTTGGAAGTCAACCCAGACGTTACAGACGGCGCTGGGAACGTTCTACCTTTGCCGCAACGTGCAGCACCCCCGCTACCCCAAACAGGGCTGATACAGGCTAAAATGGGCGCTGGTGAGGACATCAAGTCCACCACCGGCCAGTATGACGCCTCATTGGGTCAACAAGGCAACGAACGGTCTGCAAAAGCCATCACCGCACGCGAAAAGCAGGGCGATGTCGGCACGTACCACTATGTTGATAACCTTGCCCGTGCGATCCGTCACATCACCCGCCAGCTTGTCGATATTATCCCTAAGATTTACGACACACAGCGCATTGCGCGTATTATTGGCGTTGATGGCGAAGTCAGCATGGTCAAAATGGACCCAATGCAGCAAGAGCCTGTCAAGGAAATTCGTGACCAAAATGGCGGACTGATCGAAAAAATCTACAACCCGTCAATCGGCACATACGACGTTATGGTCACAACTGGCCCCGGCTACATGACCAAGCGTCAAGAGGCGCTCGACGCCATGTCAATGATTCTGCAATCCAACCCGCAGCTTTGGACTGTGGCCGGCGATTTGTTCATCAAGAACATGGATTGGCCCGGAGCGCAGGAGATGGCGAAGCGGTTTAAGAAAATTCTTGACCCGAAAGTCTTGGAAGAAGGCGACCAATCGCCTGAAGTCATGGCGGCCAAGCAGCAGATTGAGGCTCTGTCACAAGAACTCAACCGCGTCTCTGACATCATGGAGAACATCCAAGATAGCGCAGAACAGCAGAAAATCGCCATCGACAGGTACAAGGCTGAAGTGCAGGCTTACGAAGCCGAAACCAAGCGTATCTCTGCTGTACAAAACAGCATGACACCTGAGCAAATTCAGGATATTGTCATGGGTACGATTGCAGGCGCGCTGGATACAGGCGACTTGATCGGCGGTTCACCTGAAATGCGCGAAGTACCGCAGATGGACGAACAGATGCAGCAAGCCCCTGAGATGGGCGAACAGCCTGAGATGCCGATGGAAATGCCAATGCAAGAACAAGCCCCTGAAGGAATGATGTAATGAGTTGCGCTGATTTTGTAGGTACATTGTTTCTTGCGCGTGACGTGGCACACTCGACGCATCTGAACACACGCAGCTACGCAAAGCATAAAGCGTTGCGGAAGTTTTACAGCGAAATCATTGACTTGGCGGACAAATACGCGGAAGCCTATCAGGGCAAATATGGCCTCATCGGCCCTATTTCGCTGATGTCGGCTAAGAAAACCAACAACATTGTCGAGTTTCTTGAAGGTCAAGTAGACGAACTGATGGAAATGCGGTATAAAGTCGTCGATAAGGATTGCACCTCAATCCAAAACATTATCGACGAGATTTTTGGCCTGTATTACAGCACGCTGTATAAACAGGCCAAAAATCTCGTCGATAATGTTT